TGGGCGCGTCCTGAACGCGTCAAGTGGTCTTCGTCATCACTCGGCATTTCGCCTCGTGTGGAATGCCACTTGTAAAGGGCGCCGTGATCATCCAAATTATCAATGGGTGATCTCGACGATACCTTGTACCCCTTGACTAGAGGGGTATGGAGGTACTTGTGAAGGCGTTTCGGCTTTTCATAGCCTAGCGCACTTTCACGACCCAAAACCGAGGACGTGGGATCAACGTGAGGAAAATATTTTATCCTCCTCTCAATGATCTCATCTAGCCATGCAACGGTCCTCCAGTAGCCAGCCCAATAGAGCTGGTTACGAAGAGAAACGATGCTGACTACCTCGGACGCATCAGCCGGTCCGGTAGGGAACATTCGACGGACTTTGACGATGGAAACATCGTCACCGCCGTAATATTCTTTACCGCAAGACTCTCTGAACTTCCCAGTCCAGAAAGACTTGGAGTCGCTTACTACGAACCCAAAAGTTCGCAAAGCGTCTACGACCGGTAATACATGATCTACGGGAACAATAATATCATCCCCGTAGATGCGCACCGACCCCATAAACGACTTAATGTCGCTTAGGGTTAGGGGCACGTTGAGCGATCTCTGGATCCCAACGAAGACTACGGTTAAGAAAACCATAGCTTCTACAGGGAAACAGAGTGCTGAACCCATAGACGCGAACTTGGCCAGGCGTTTAACGCCAAAGCCAGGAACATCAGCCTTCCGGCTCCTACAGGCTTGCACGTGCTTCAATAGAAGCTCATGCCCGCTGAATAGGAGACGTACGAGCTGATTAGAAACGCGATCGGAAGCTTCACTCAAGTCGAGTGTCGCTAGGCGCCCGTCAAGGGCACCCTCAAGGGCCATTCGCTGATTAGGCGTTTGGTCCTCGAATCCGAGCATGGCATCCAGGTAGTCAACCCTGGAGAGGCCATCTAGGATCTCAGGAAGGAGCGCCTGTTGTGCAAATTGCATAACAGTCGGTTCGATCCCTATGATCCTCGGCGTTTTTAGTGTCTTAGGAACAGAGACAACTCTAACAGGTATCTCTGCTCCGGGTTCGAGGATGTCGACGTCTTCCAACAACTCATAGTATGAGTAGTTGGTGAGGAGATACTCCTCAGCAGGAAATGTTTCCTGCAGACGTTCCGTCCAGGTACGCAGATTGTACTTACCATTACTGGTAAGACGATCTGCAACTTTACCTGGTCCGTGTTTTGGGCGCAGCCCGTAGTTATAGATTTTGTTATCTATACCACGGAATGCATCCCAGAACAACATCGAGCTGATTCGTTTAAACTCCTTCTTGTCAGAAGGGGTCAAACGAGCATCAGCCCGACGGACATCCTGCTCACACTGGATGAAACCCTCGAATGCTTTGCGCTCCCTTTCAGGAGTGCAAGGCAAGAGCATCTTACCAAACATCAGTGTCAACTGACGTAAGGATCTGATGCTCTCGATACAAGGGTCATCCAGCAACGTGCCACTTGTCCGGTCAAACACATTCCCAAGGAAACCTCCGAGAAATCGGGGGAGACCGCCTGATCTTGAGAAACTCAAGAACAGGTCGTGGGAAACCTCTCCTTGGTCAAGAGCTTTTTGGAGCTCTTTTCCGAATTGAGGTAGGGTTATTGTTAGAAACGATAACCCCTCATGTTTTGACCGACGCTCGACTGTTTTGCAGTCGAGGGTGGCGCTGGTATGACATCTGATGGCACATTCTGTTGCCATCATTTTCCAGAGCAGTATTAGGCTTTTCAAAGCCCCTCCAATCTGATAATCGGGGGTGTGCTTTCCATAGCCTAAGACGCCTTCGATCCGGTGAAAGAAGGTGGAGAACAATGTTCTCCACCTACCAATCACCTTGCAACCTAGGGGGTTATTATACCTCGACGTATTAAGTCGGCGTACACTAACCACAGGAGGAGCAAGAGGATTAAAAGAAATCCAATTACTCTTCCCATTTACCCTAGCTCTCACCGCCAAGCAACTTGTCGATGAGGGCATCCGAAGTGGCAGTATACAGGGTCTTAAAGCCCGTGTACACAGCCTTAACCTCAGTGTTCGTGTATCCCACAAGCGGAACATCGAAGACCATGTAAGTTGACATGGAAACTTCGCGGTTCTGCGAGGGGATAAACGGATCAGCTGAGATCTTCGAATGGTTGACTCGAAGGACCCGACGCGCCCTATCCTTACTAAAGGAATGGGACGCGAGGAGGTCAATCAAGCCATCACTACTCGAGTACTCACCATTATGCGGCCCAGTTGAAACTCTGGGCAGCGATGTGGTAGTACCTGAGATTGTGATGGACTGTGGATCTGAGAACGCCATAGGCGGCTGCTCCTTCTGCGCATCAAGTGCGCGATTGGGGTGTATGGGCTGTTTATGACAGCCCAGCTACGTTCGGGAAAAACCGAGCGCAGCCAGGATCGACGCCTGGAATGGAGATAAACCATCCCAGGAAACGCCGAATCCAAAGGGTGATGCCTTGATTCTCTTCTTGGTAATTACTTCCAAGGTAGAATCAGGGACGTGAACGGGTTTGCCACCTAATTGGTAGCCCCGCAACGAGTAGGTTACTTTGACGGAAGTTTCTTCCATCATATAACCATACTTCATCACTAGCCCTTGGCTCATCATATCGCCGACCGTGCCAAGCACGTCGCCGATGTTGGTGAACCAATCTATGGCCCAGCTCCACGGGGTAAGGTTCCAAAGGACGTCTGGCGTAAGCGAAAGACCGAAAAGTTTATCGGCTTTCGCGGCCAGGTCTGGGAGACTCGAAGTGTCGCGAACGACACTAGGGACTCCATAGACAAATGCCCCTGAGAACCAACGTCGTTTAGACGTTGTGGTCTTCTTTGACCACTGCCCGAGGACCTCCGGGCCCGGACCGCCTGTAGTTGTATCTCCTATCCCATACGGGGACATGGAAATACTCAACAGAACGTCCGGGGTCTCCGAAAGTTCCTGTGGGAACGAGTACTCCCGTCGGATGACTTTACCCTCATCTGCCTCATACTGTTGAAGTATGCGGTCAGAATTGATAACGGCGTTACCAAACTTGGTGACGTCGTTAACAAGAGGAAGCCATCCGAACTCCGCATTGAGATACTCAGACCCCGCATTACGCGCGGTAAGAGTACGCTCACGCCAAAATTGAGAACCTACAAGGTGCGGTAAACCGTCCTTGTGGGCCTCTCCTAAGGCAACGGAGAGTTCGGAAGCACTCGATGTCGGGCGGCATCGGGAGATTGCTGTGGCACCCAGGGCATTGAGGCTCGAGTCACTCGAGCCTTGCGCTGTAGGCCACACCGGTTTCCCGCTCGTGGTCTCAATCGGACATCCAAGTTCTTTGCGATATGTTACTTCGCGAAGATCAAAGACGTTCGGTGGAGATTGCACGTCCGTATAGCTATGATTCCATTTAGATAGAGGAATATCCCCTATCTTCTTGGTAATAGCCATCGGACCGCCAACATCATGATAGCCTTCCCCAGATTTGGGAGGCCAATCATGCACTTCGTCAACAATTGTTTGTTGACCATCGTATCTTGGATTGTTCTGACTAGTATCTGTCTGAACGCTCCAAGCGCCAGTCGCACGAGATCTGCGTCTAATCTTCAGCGAGGATTTACCCCCGCCGAATTTCGTCGCTTTTGACCTCGTTCGACTAGTGTTTAACGATGCCACAGGTGCTCCTTTGGATATATCTGTAGCTAAATCGCTACAGGGTGTCATGCACAGCGTGCGGGCCTCACTGTTGAGG